ATGTACAGCTACACTTCCGGCAGGAACCGTAGGAGACGAAGTTTCATTTATTGACTATGCAAGAACATTTGATTCAAATAATTTAACTGTTACGGCCGACGGCTCTGAAAACATTTATGCTTCTACTGACGATCTAACAAACGCTGTAGAAGGAGCTGCCTTTACTTTAGTTTATGTAGACGCAACACAAGGTTGGCTATTAAAGGATAAATAATCCATGGCTACTTATAAAGGCATAAAGGGCGAGTCAGTTCAAACATTGGCATCGGATCCTTCTCCTACACAAAAGGTGGAAGGACAACTTTGGTATAATTCTACTGCAGGATCCTATAAAATTGCTATCAACGCGGGTGGTACATGGTCAACTTCAACAGCTGTTCCTGCCGGAAGTAGTAGTTGGGCAGGAGCTGGAACCACAACGGCCGCTCTGGCTTGGGGAGGAACACCATTTGATAATATAGGTAACGATAGTTGGGAATATGATGGGAGTTCTTGGACTGCAGGAGGTACAATGACTACCATTCTAGGAGGAAACGCTGGTTTAGGAACTCAAACTGCGGCGCTAGGCGTCGGAGGACATAATGGAGGCGGTTATCAGTCAGATTCTGCAATGGAATATAATGGAAGTACTTGGACGGCTGTTACAGCTGACCCTGCAAGTAGTGCTGCAATAAGAGCAACAGCAGGAATTCAAACCGCTGGCATGACCGTGGGTGGTTATTGGCCCGCGGTTACAAATGTTACCAGTTTATGGAGTGGGTCTGCTTGGACAACAGGAGGAGTTTATCCAATTTCAAAGACTGGCATGTCGGGCACCGGAATTGAAACTGCAGCACTCGTTGCGGGTGGATCACCTTATGTCACGACTGCCAATACTTATGATGGAACGTCTTGGACCGCGATTCCATCTTTAAGTACTGCACGTGGTTATATGTGTTCAGCAGGAACTACAACTGTAAATATAATGGGCGGTGGAAGAGCTAGTGGCGATACCAGTAAAGCTATTACGGAATCTTATGATGGGTCAAGTTGGACCGAAGTAGGTGATCTGGGTACAGCTAGAAAAGATATCGCTCAGGGATGGGCCCCAGGTTCTTCGAATTTAGGCGTACTCGCTATGGGAGGAACTGTTCCACCACATTCAACATTGGTAGAAGAATGGACGAATCCAGTTTATTCCACTAAAACCGTGACAACAAGTTAATAATGAATTATAAGAAAATAAAAGGAGAAAACTATGGCAAACACATATTGTACAGCGACTAACACAGGAAAGGGATTCTTTAATCATTCAGATCGTAACGCTTTCAATCTGTCTGGTCATCCTGGAGATGTTTGGGTTGTAGATAATACTGCTGCAGGCATATCCTGGATCAACAGAATCAGTGGAACCGCTAAAGTAAAAGCAGACGCACAAGCGATTGTTGATGCTAAGGTAGAAGAATATCAAGCGGAGTGGGATGCTTTACCGGAAGCGCGAAAAGCACCTGCACTTGCACACGAACAGACTACAAGACCAGTAAAATATACCTTACCATAGGAATTAATAATGGCTACTTACACAGGAATTAAAGGGGTTAAAGTTGAGAGCTTAAGTGCTGATCCTTCACCTTTGGTGGAAGGAACAGTTTGGTATCGAACAGATACTGGAGTTTTAAACTTTTATGATGGAACATCAGTTAAAACGGTGACGGTGACCTAATGGCAGAGTACAAAGGCATAAAAGGTTTTACAATACAAAATTTAAGTTCAGATCCGCCTGCTCCTATCGTAGGACAGATTTGGTACAATTCTACAAGCAATGATATAAAAGGTTATGCTAATGTTGCTGGAGCATGGTCAACTTCAACAGCTATTCCTGCCGGAACTAGTCAGCAGGCAGGTGCAGGAACCACCACGGCTGCTCTGATGTGGGGAGGAACACCATTTGATAATGTAGGTAACGATAGTTGGGAATATGATGGGAGTACTTGGACTGCAGGAGGTACGATGACTAGCATTCTAGGAGCAAACGCAGGTTTAGGAACGCAAACTGCGGCACTAGGAGTCGGAGGACATAATGGAGGCGGTTATCAATCAGATACTGCAATGGAATATAATGGAAGTACTTGGACGGCTGTCACGGCTGACCCCGCAAATACTGGTGCACTAAGAGGAACAGCAGGAATTCAAACGGCTGGCCTGACCGTGGGTGGTTATAATGGTAGTGTACGATCAACTGTTACCAGTTTATGGAGTGGGTCTGCTTGGACAACAGGAGGAGCTTATCCAATTGGAAATACTGGCATGCAGGCGACCGGAATTGAAACTGCAGCACTCGCTGCGGGTGGCGACAATCCCTCCTCACGTCATCAGACTGGTGCCAATCTTTATGACGGAACTTCTTGGACTGCGACTGGATCTTTAAATACTGGCCGAGCAGGTGCGACTTCGGGAGGAACTACAACTGTAGCAGTATTTGCCGGCGGTTATACTCCAGCAGAGACAGTTAAGTCGGAATCTTTTGATGGTTCAACTTGGACCGAAACAAGTGATCTAGGGACAGCCAGAGCTGCTTTGGCTCAGGGATGGGGTGTAGGTTCTTCGAATTTAGGCGTATTAGCTATGGGAGGAGTTACTCCACCGCATTCAACATTGGTAGAAGAATGGGCTCAAGGTCCTACCGTTGTAACCTTTACGGATTCATAAGTCTTGCCTTTAATTTTTAAATAATTATATTGGAGAAAGAATGAATAAAGGAAAAGGTAATATCAAACCGCGCGCTGATAACGAAGCCAAACACCTTATGGTTTTACTCGATAAATCTGAGGCGTCTGTATTTAAAAAGATGGTCCCTGAACTTCAGGACACGTGGTTTAAGAAACAAATGTTTAGAACAGAAACCGAAATGCGTTTCTCGGTTTTATCCGATAATAAATACGGAACGAACGCTGCGAAATACTGGCAATCGGTTCGTGAACAGAATACTCATTTTGAAAATCTCATGCAACTTTCTTTTGACTATCGAAAGAACGATGTCGAGATTGAAAAATTAGAACACAAAATTAAAGAGGACCCTAATATTGACCCATTTGAAAAAAAACTGGCTAAGATCGAACTCGAAGAAAAACTTTATGGCCGAGCAGGTATGGAACTGGTAGCTAAAGCTCGAATGAAAGAAATTTCAACCTGGTCTAAACTTAAAAAAGAATTTCATGATAACACCTTCGATGACAAAGATGTCAACACCCATCAGGCGGAATCGTACACGCATCGACTAGAACAACAGAAATTAACTTTGACTCCGGGATCTTCACAACCCGAAGTATTTAATGTGCTCGGGCAGCTAGAAACTTTAAAACGTGTTAGAAAATCAGGAGAATTACTCAGTGAAAAAGAAAGAAAACTCCTTTCCAAAAAGAAATAAAAAGATCTTTTTTCTTGCAGGTCTTCCTCGCGCTGGTAATACTTTGCTTACTTCTATTCTTAATCAGAATCCTGATATTGGATGCAGCCCTAATAGTATTGTGTTGGAGATTATAAAAGAGATTTTTCTTCTTAAGACTAAAGATATTTTTTTAAATTATCCTGATCATTACTCTTTAGACAATGTACTAGATATGATTTATTCAGTCTATTATAAAAATTGGAATTTTAAATACATCATTGATCGCGGCCCTGCAGGCACCACGGCGAATTTGACCCTTCTTAAAAAACATTTTAAGCAAGAGATTAAAATTATATTTCTGGTGCGTCCTTTGCTAGAGGTGCTTGCTTCATGGGTAACCTGGGCTGAGAAAACTCCGGATAATTTTATTCGAAAATTTACCAAGAATCCTACGGAAGCTTGTCATTATTTAATGGACAAAAAGAGTCAGATAACCGTGGAACTTTTGTGTATGCAAAATTTATTAAAGCCGGAAAACAAACACCATGTTCATTTTGTTGATTATAAAGACATAGTTTCAAAACCCGTGGCTACTCTTAAAGGAATCTATCAGTTTTTAGGCATTCCTCCTTTTAAACACCGCTTTATTAATCTAGATCAAGTTATGGTTAATGGATTAAGTTATGACGATACTATCCTGGGTAAAGGAGCGCACACCATTAAAACAAAAAAATTGATTAAAAGTAAAACGGATGTTAATATTCTTTCTCCTGAAATTATAAAGCAGTATGGAAAGATTAAATTTATATGAATCTAAAAGAATATATTTTACTGAAGCACAGTATGATAGGAGGATGGTATATTTCTTCGTTGATTTGTGATAAAGTAATAACAATATTTAAGGATAATAAACAACTTCAGAGCAGCGGGGCTGTGGGTCCTTCTTCTGCCCGCCGGATAGATTCAAATGTAAAGGAATGTCTTCAACTTGGGATTAAGCCTTCTTGTAATGATCCTTCATTTATACAGTATTTAAAGTATTTAAAAGTTATCCTTGATCTTTACACAAAAAAATATCCTGAAGTTAAACAATTCCAAAAATTTGGAATGGTTGAGTCGCCTCAGATTCAGTATTATAAACCAGGACAAGGATTTAAACTTTGGCATTGTGAGAGAACTACAAAAAATCAAAGATGTCTAGTTTTTATGACTTTTTTAAATAATGTGCCTGAGGGAGGTACCCATTTTAAATATCAAAATTTAACGGTACCGGCTGAAAAAGGGCTTACATTGATGTGGCCCACTGATTTTACCCATACGCATAAAGGCCAAATAACCAAGAAACATGAAAAATATATCCTAACGGGTTGGCTGGGGTATGTTTAATGTATCCAAACAGGAAAGTAAAAAATGAACTTTGAGTCTATATTCCTCGGACAATCGGTTTTAAAATATCAAGTGCCTCTTGAAGTCTTCGTCGGACTCAACGAGCTTTACGAAACCCAAAAGAAACATTTACCGAATGCCTCTAAACAACTCTCGGGAAAAATCCCTGATGAAGTTTCCTTGTTCTATTCAGGCCCTACTAATAAGAAAATGCATACGCATAGTTATGTTTCAGAAGATATTTTAAAATGGTTCTATTCTGTTTTTGATCATTATTTAAAATGGAATAGAGTTCAAGAGTATAAAATGGATATTAATTCAATCTGGGTTAATGAAATGAAAGCAGGAGATTATAATCCTGTGCACATTCATCAAGGTAGACTCTTCACGGGATTATCTTCAGTGATGATTCTTAAACTTCCCAAAGACATGGGACCCGAAATTGCCCGACCCGATCAACCGATGAATGGACAGCTTCAATTTTTAGGGAGTGCTTCGGGACAATTTGTAACGGCTGACTATTCTCCTAAAGTGAAAATAGGAGATTTTTATGTCTTCCCCTATGACATACGACACGTCGTTTATCCTTTCACCAATAAAAAAGAAAAAAGAAGAACGCTCGTATGTAATGTCGATGTTCCTTATAACCCAATTACTTCCAGGACGGCTCAATGAACTTTGAACCTAGATGGAAATCTTTACTGGCTAATACGATTGGTCCTTTATTCACTCCTGAACAATGTCAGGATATTATTAACATGGGCCATCAGCAAAAAGCTGAAGAGGCCAAGGTGGGACATAAAGATGGAAAAGATGGAAAGTATGATACTAAAAAAAGAATCACGACCATCAGCTGGATTCCCTTCGCGGCGCTGCCAGACATGTATAAAATCATTGAACGCTCGATGAAACAAGCTAATGGAAATCATTTTGGTTATGAAGGAATGCAACTTACAGAGCCTGCTCAATTTACCGAATACCCTAAAGGAGGGTTTTATGACTGGCATATGGATGCTGATGTTGTGGGTATAAATGAGCCTCCGGTTAGAAAAATATCCATGACCATTTTGCTTTCTCCTCAGCATGAGTTTGAAGGAGGAGATCTAGAATTTCTGACGGAAGGCAATAAACCTCCTCAATTAGTACAAGGACAAGCGATTTATTTTTGTAGTCTCCTTCGTCATCGTGTGGCTAAAGTCAAGAAGGGCGTCCGACGCTCATTGGTCATGTGGTTCGGAGGACCTCCGTTTAAATGAACCGCGAAATTCTGTTCCCGACTCCCATTTATATGAAGATGGTTAAGGATCCTAAAAAACTAAATAAATATTTATATCCTCTCATTAAAGACTGGAGTAAAAAAGATAAGAGTGAAGAGAAGACTAATGCAGGGGGAGGATGGCATAGTCCTGTCGATATGAATTTTAAAAAAGAATATAAACCTTTGACCGATGAACTTTTCACCATGCAACATGAAATTTTTAAAGATTACGGCATGGAACCTAAGCCGGGTTTAGGAAATATGTGGGCGAACATTAACTATCCCGGGTCCTATAACCTGCAACACATCCATCCTAACTCTCAATGGTCGGGTGTCTACTATGTGAAAGTCCCTAAAAATTCAGGAAGTTTATTTGTTGAAGATCCCAGACCCGGACCTAATATTATTCTTCCCCGAAGAGTTAAGGGAATCGAAGGACAGATGATTATGTTTCCTGCATGGATGTCTCATGGTGTAGAAATGAATGAATCCAAAGAAAAAGGAGAAAAGGGCTGGCGTGTATCGGTTTCTTTTAATTTTATTCAGGTGAATAAAGATGGAGAAGTAGAATGAGTTTTAAAACAAAAAAATATCAAGTGATCAAAGGTGCCCTTTCCAAAGAACTTTCAAACTTTGTTTTTAACTATATGATGCTGCAGCGAGACGCTGTGGACTTTATGATGAAAAATAATAAAGTGAATCCAGTTAATCCTTTTATGGGTAATCGAACCGATCGCCAAGTTCCCGGAGCCTATTCTAAATATGCAGACTGGGTGATGGAAACGTTGCTTCAGTATATGCGTCCTATTATGAAAGCAAAAACAGGTATGGATCTGGTTCCAACGTACTCGTACACACGACTCTATGAAAAAGGAAATATTTTAAGACGACATAAAGATAGACCCAGTTGTGAGATCTCTACGACCTTACATTTAGGAGGAGATCCATGGCCTATCTTTCTTGATCCATCGGGAGCTGATTTTGTCATTAATGAATATAAACAAACCATTAAACCTGGAGCGCCTAAAGGAGTGCGCGTAGATTTAAAAGTCGGAGATATGCTTATTTATTCTGGATGCGACCTCGAGCATTGGCGTGAACCTTTTGAAGGCAACGTTTGTTCTCAAGTCTTTCTACATTATAACCATGCCAACGGTCCTTTTGCAAAGACGAACCTCTTTGATAAACGTCCACTCTTAGGCATTCCTAGTAGTTGATCTCCTCAAAAATATAGTATAATTTGTTCTGAAACGGATTTTCTATGCTACATAAAATCAGACTTAAACCTGGATTAGATAAACAATCTTCAGATACAGGAGCCGAAGGGAAATGGGTTAACGCCGATTATTCTCGTTTTCGTTATGGTTTCCCTGAAAAAGTAGGCGGTTGGGAACAACTAGTTGATAATAACTTGATTGGCGCAGGACGTGATCAACATACTTGGGTCGATTTAGCAGGTAATAAATACGCAGCCATTGGAACCAATAAGTGTCTTTATATTTATTTTGAAGGAGCGTTCTACGATATCACTCCTCTGGATACCTCTCGTCAACAAACCGGTGCCACGTTCACGACCGTGAGTGGTTCACCCACAGTTACACTTACTACCAGTACAGCTCATGAGGCCGAAGCAGGAGATATTATTTTATGTTCAAGTGCCACTTCTGTTCCTGGAGGATTTAGTGCATCTGATTTTGATGATATACTTTTTGAAGTGACAGATGTACCCAGTGCTACGACCATAGAGGTAACGATGGGAAGCAATGCTTCTTCAAGTGCAGGACCCGCAGGAACGCTTACTCTAGATTTTTATTATGTGATTGGTCCTCTTATTCAAACTTATGGATATGGTTGGGGCACGAATAC